CCGCCCTTGGATATTGGAACGACGTGATCCACTTGATCGGCTGTCTGCCCACAATAGTGGCATACGTATCCTGCCATGGCCAGCACCTTGAGTCTGCGCTCTTTGTACTTGCCAGATATGCGCGGATCTCCCTTTTTTGCCATTACTGAAATCCTTTACGAATAAGATGATTAAGTGCATTGCAATAATTAGGCTCATCATACTCAGTAACACCATAACGCTTTGCAACATAGTACCAATACCAATAGAACTGGTACTCATAATGAGCATCCTTAAGATGGATGGATCTGCCTTGGTAGTAACCATAGTGTGAACCATTCTTAGCCCTTTCGTTCCATCTGCTCTCTCTGTACACAATCTCGTTATGACACTTATATTGCTTATCTGTTAATTGATAGTTAGCCAATACTTTTAATGGCAGGTTTTGAGCCTTAGATATAGGCATACTTGCAATAGATAGAAGTATCCCAATAACGATTGCTACCGAGCGCGCTGCGCCTTTCGGGCGCGCTCTGAGCCCCTGAAGGGCTCTAGCCGTAGAGTGTACAGGTAATGTCAAATCCATTTGATATAAGTCCTGCTCAAGACGGCGTTGCGTTTTATTTATCTGTTGAATAGAAACCTGTTCCCTTAAAGGCAATACCGAAACTGCTATAAATCTTACGCATTGGTTCATGGCAAAACCCACACTCAACGTCATGCGGTTCATTGATCCTCAATTCTTTGTCATACCTCAAATTACTTTCGCAAAATTCATTGGTACATTCAAATTCATAAATTGGCATTATTGATCTTCACACCATTTACAGGGATCACTTATAGTCCATTCTCCGCATTGTTTACATCGCTTAATATCTTCATCTTTGAGTTCTGCCTTCATGTCTTTATAGCCCGCTTTTAATAGGAGTTCCACCAAATCCTCAAGACGGATAAGCGCGGCATAATCTCGCGCATCTTCTCCCTGTCCATTCAATCGAAAGCAAGCGAACCCCAATAGGCCACTTTTGATTGTCCTTGCTTGGATTTGGCGGAACGTTCCCTTTATGTCAAGCGAGGCTCTGGCCTTTACTTCGCAGTCGAACGGAACTGCTAATATATCTCGGCCAGAACCACGCCCTACTGTCGCATTTTCCCACCATTGCGACAGATACTGCGCTACTACTCGTTCTGTTCTAAAACCTCTGTGTTTACGGGATTGATTAGCCATTAAATATATCCATGTCATGCAGATGGTCAATTGGAACATACCAAGTGCTAGTTGAATATACGTAATCGTTATACTTACATTCCCACCCATATAACCAACCAAGTGCAATATACGGAGGGCTTACAAAGTCAGGCGATTGACGCCTTACCTTCTCTGCAATTCCCTGAGTAAGCAAGACGTATTTGCTAGTATTGGCATCACGTTTAGTAAAACGTAAACCGCGTTTCTCATTAAAGGTGTATCTAACCTCTGCTACTTTGTCAATATCCTGTTCCGATTTGAAAGTATTGACAGAAGGGATGAAGTCCACGTCACCTAGCATACGGGCAAGGGCTATTTCAGATCCAGCCGCAACACCATGTTGCCAAGTCTCCCATAAATCACCCTCTGAATAGTTTACATTCCTAGTTGGATCACCGAAATAAGGAAGTTGCCGTTCATAGCCAATCTTGACCGCTAACGCTTCTTCTTTAGCGGTTAGGGAGTATGACCACACTAGGGTTTTGACTCACTAATTGTATGACACTTTTTGCATGACCATGTTAAAGACTGACCTTCTACCCAAAAGGCTAGTTCTTCTTTCGGTACAGGCTCATTGCATAAGTGACATAAGATGCGAACTTGCAGCGCGTTTAGAAGTTCTTTTCGGTGCGCAGTTGTGGCCAACTCATCATCTGAAGGAAATTTCTCCCACTCACCATCTTGGTTTAGAAACTGTAAGCCGCTCATTACTGCACGTCCTGAGGTTTCCAACTGCCGTCTGAACTTATGACATACCAAATAGGGTCACACTTATCAAAGTCTGCCCAAGTCTCATGCGTACGCGGTCTGCCGCTACACCCCATATTCGCCCAAGCCCTACCGTTTTTGTTGCCAGTCTTCCAGATACGTTCACCGTGTTTACAATGAGGTATATCTTTATCTATCTTGATTGCGCCTAACACTTCTTGAACTAATGCAACCGCATCAGCGGCGCTAGGTGTAGGTTCAACGGCCTTGATGCTCCAAGGATCATCTTCAACGGGCATGATTATTTTATCTGCCAACTTCTCTAAGTAAGGCTTAGGCTCGTTAGCCTTTACCTTAGCCATATCTTGAGCAGTTGCCTTAGTCGTAGTTTCCAGAACTAGACTTAAACACCTACCAATTGCAGACGTGACCGTATCTTCTAAAAAGAATTTTTTCATTGATTGTGGATATGTAGCAATATCTCCATAAGCCCAATCAACGCCTGAAGGATGCTGGTCTTCGTACTCTCTAAAGCATTTGGCCACAACTAAAACCTGACCTTTTACAAAGTCATGCCACACAACTTCTGTTTCAATTCTGCCTACGGGAAATGCAACCTGCCAACGCCTCACGCGGCTTTGTACGTCTTCATAATTATCCATGAAATTAGACATAAAGTTCATTCCCTTCACTTGCTAGCATCCCTGCAATTGCAAGGTAACTGCAAGAATCAATCCAAGTATCTATCTTTTGACTGTCTTCAATAGATCGCCCGATTTTAACAAGCGCGAGAATGACTGCCACTTGGTAATCTTCAACTGGCATTTCCAAATAGGCGCTGATGAGCCTTGCTGCTCTAGCCATGTTGTCAGAAGGATGACCGTAATGGACTCCGCGTTCTTGATACAGATCCGTTGCGCTTTGTAGGATTTCACCATGTTTCATGCTCTCACCTGATCGCGCTGCTCGTAGAACTTACGAACCGCCCTGCGCCCAACAATGTAGCCGTCACGATGGCCAATTTTGTACCCCATAAAGAATATAAGGATTGCTCCAGCGATAAGGATTAGTTGCAAGATACTCATTACAGCCACGCTAGATCTTGGTAAGTTGAGGTCATGCACCATTGATCTGTTGCGCTATCAAAAAGTTCATTGTACTTCTCGCCAACCATGTCCAAAACATTACGAGCGGCCATAAGACTTACGTAGTTTTCAAACCAATAGATATATCTGTCACTAAAATCAATTCTGCCGATAAATCGGTCTGCCTTGGCCTGTTCGCCCCAAGTTTCTTCAGTCCATTCCATTGAGGTTTCATGTAAACGCTCAAAGTCAATACACTTCTCTAAATATAGTTCGCCCATCTTTGACATTTTTTGCCCCTTATGTATTCGCAATTCGTTCGATTGCTTCTACAAAATGAACCATACGCCTTATTTAAGGCTAGTCAAGCATATTTAGATAACGATTAGGTAACAATTCTCCCTCATCCATGGCGTCATCAATAGTCCAGACTAGATCTGGCCAATCATCTAGGCCGCCCATAGACCTTGCCCTCTACTATAAAAGTTCCATCCTTTTCCACGTGGATCACGCTTACGGCTACCTTATTGCCTTGCTGATACATTATGGCAAATGCTGACTGCCAATTAGCCGTTCCCTTGGTATATGCGGCCTTCTTAAAATCCATAAGGTTTCCTACCTCAACACCCGTCAGAACACGCCCTAAACGGCCTCCTACGGCCTCTGAGAAGGATGCTATACCCGCTCTATGGGTGTGACCTGAGATAACATTCTTGCCCATCCTACGGGCTGCCTCAAGGGCAGATTGACCGCCGATAGCCTTGATAGGTGTGTGATCCCCGTGGACGGCCACCCAATTAGGCGCTATGGCGTAAGGGGTGCGGTGGAAGGTTATGCCTAGTTCATCTAACTTCATAAACTTTTCAAAGCGAAGTTCAGGCAAGGACAGGAAAGAGGGGATCTTACGCATGATCTGTGTGTATAAACGATCCGTATGATTGGAACGGATCATGGTGTTTACTTTGAGATCATAAAGTACCTGAACAGCCTCATCGCGATCCGCTCCAAGACTTTGTTCATACGCTTCAGGTGTGCCTTCCGAAAATTTTGAGATTGTGTTGAAATCAATTTCATCGCCAATTGTTACTACTTCATCAGGCTTCCACTTGGCTATAAAGGAAACTAGGTTCTTGGTTGCCTGTTTATCGTGAAACGGGATCTGAAGATCTGACACGATCACGGTGCGATACATATTTAATCCTCATCGTCATCATCGTAGGGTTGATCTGCGATCTTTTCTAATGGCTTGACGGGAAGAATCCAACTTGGGAATGACTCTGGATCAGTAATAAGCCAAAAGGCTTGATCTGTTGAGAAACCTGCGCGGCGAAGTGATTTATAGTATTCATTCAGCGATATGCAATAGGCATCTAACGCCGAGTACGTATCCAAGTCAATTACCTTTTTGCGCGCCATGGTCTTATTGTGACTTATCGCATAACATTTCATAGATTTTGTCAACGCGTGTCTCTAACCTATTTACGGCATCCTTCATGGAAGAACCGCTATTCGGCTTCAACTCCGCTAAATAGTGTTTCACCATGAAGTTGAGCATGGCAGTAACACCACCCAAGACCGTTACTATTGCTACTGCAAGTGCAGCATAATCCTGAGTTGTCATTTTTTAGGCGTGGCATACCCGAAAATTCCAGCGACTATTGAACCAAGAATGGCGCGGTAGTCAAGGGAGAAGTTGGAGGTTGTACCCCATACAGCAAGGAAAGCGCCAACTGAGATAATTGCAGGGTGTTTCATATTCATTATTTTGCTCCTAGTAGCGGTATTTGAAACGGTGAACTATCTTCTTTACCCTTGCTAGTAAAAGATACGTGCAGATGAGCGCGGTGCTGATTGATCCCCGTATATTTTCTCCATCGCCATTGGCTTTTTGCGGAGGCAATCTTTCCATCAAATATAAGGTACTTGACCCTTTTGTCTGTTTTGGCCAAGATCCGTAATTGGTCTGCAAGGTAAGGCATTTCGTCTGGTTTTGGTACTCCATGGAGATCCCTGTCAAGGTCAAGTCCGTAAACAATCCCATCTTCATCAGCAATATGATCTGACTTACCAGCCGATACGTGACGTGCATCGGCAATCCAACCGTCTGAACGTTTGTCTCTGTCAGGATAACTCTCATTTATAGCCGACCTTAAGGTTTCTCCAGCCTTGCATAACCTTGCTTTCATGCCAGCAAGATAGCCAATTCAGCGTCAGTCAAGCCTAAGCGTTCTGCAATAGCAGCCTTAGCATCTGCCTTCTCGGCTGCCGCCTGTTCTTCATCTGCCTTAGACTTGGCATAAGCCGTAGCATCTTTAGCGCGCTGCGCTACTTCCTCGGCTGTTAGTTCAACCTCAGAGACTTCGCCTGTCTCGCAGTTTACGATTATCTTAGTGTCTGCCATTTTTGTCTCCTATGTTTTGAGTATGCCGTAAAGGGTTGCGGTTGTATAAATAAGAAAGTTGCCTGACTCAGGAAGTAAAGTTAATTGGTTAATTGCTGCGGTTTGAGACCATAGGGCAGCATATAAATCCATATAAACAGTTGTGGCGTTATTTTCGCCTACTGAGTCCACGCTAAAAGATTTGTTAGTGCTGCCTGCATAATTAGGAAAATACAATTCAACATTAGAATAGGTGCTGGCTGTTGTGCTGTTGCCTTGTCCAGTTGATATATTTGTATTTGTGCCTGAGCCTGATGATGCGGCTGCTCCGTTGCCTTCTAAATAGCGGTAAGTGCGGTTAGTAGTCAGCCCGTTGATGTTAAGCCAAAAAGCGCCATAGATTTGAGCAAGGCTAATTCTGCCGCTTATCTTTAGAACTAAATCTGTGTAGGTTGCAGGAATAGAAGTAAAGTCAATGCTGGCAACTGAGCCAGTAGCCGCGTAACTTGCTATCTTTACATATGTATTAGCCATTATGCCGCCTTAATTCCGTATAGGGTCAAAGTCATACCA